GGCGGAAAAATCATTCCGCTTGTGGCGAACAGATATCGCCCTTTCACCGTAGACAGGGAGCACGTCGTTGCGTGTTCTTTTTCCTCTGTATACCCTTGCTCTACAGTGAAGAGTCCTACGCTTATGACGACTCCTATCCCCGTCGCCCATAGACCTATACGCTTCATCTTCATTTGTGTGCCCTCCCTTTGTGTGGAATTGTGGGCAAATAGTATTTTGCCTCTTTCTCTCCCCCGTTGAGATAGCGGTCGGGTCGAGTTAGTCCGGAGGTAGGAACATCCGCGACTTTTGCAATCCCTCAGTACGGCGCTTCATAGTCAAGAGTTTCGCCCGATGGCTCGCTTCCGCCGAATCAATAGGTTGGGCGGTGCAGAAAGCCGGTGCAAATGTCTGCAAGGGGTCGATCCTTGCCGCTGGGTCACGGCCCCGCGAACGGCCGGAATCGGCGCATACCTGTCGTTCCGACATTCGATCGCGACCGGGACCCTGAAGGCATTGGCGGTCGAGACCCGCTCAGCTGGCCAGGAAATTCTCGACCAAGGCCGCGAGTTCTGCCGGCTGCTCCATTTCGGGTGATACCTACCAATCCTTGAACCGCTCGGCGCTCAGCTCGGTGTACCGCACAGTGTGCTGTATTGACCGATGCCCGAGCCAGAGCTGCAATGACCGCGTATCCTCGCCGCGGTTCGCGTAGTAGTACCCGCAGGCCTGCCGCAGCATGTGCATGTGCACCGGGAACGCCAACCCAGCCGCCTTGCCGGCCCGCTCGGCCATCTTGGCGAATCCCGACCTGGTGAACGGCGCGCCGCGCTCGGTCACAAAGACTTGCCGGCCGTCGGGCCAATCCCGGCGCAGCTGCCGCAGCGCCCTGACTTCGTCACCGTTGAGCGGGTGCGTCGGCGGCACGCCGTTCTTCTTTCGGCTTACGTGGATCAGTCCGGCGCGTAGGTCCACCTGGTCCCACCGCAGCTCGCACAACTCGGAGACACGCAACCCGTCACGCGCGGCCATCCGGATCGCGAGCGCGTCGCGCTGCCCGTAGCGTCCGCGTTTCTTTGCCGCCGCAGCAACCGCTTCGACCTCGCCAGGCGTCAGATGCTCGCGCACGCGGACATCGATGTTCTTTGGGCGGCCGCGCACGGCTTGCCCAGGCGCAGTGGAACGGTCAGAGTCGGTTGTGGTCATCGGTCCGGTGCCTCGGATCAGTGGCAAGTGACGGGTCGAGAGTTCTCCGCTCTCGATCCGCCGCGGCTTACTTTATGCCCTGGTCAGGCAACTGTCCACATTTCGGATGCTCGGCTTTTGTCGGGTTGTACCCGGAAACGCTACGGTTTTCCTAAACCGAAGCGGCCCAACATTCGGCTTTCCGCACGGGATGAACGGGGCTGCCGCGCCGTTAACGGCGGCCAGAACGAGGCGTCCACGCTGCAACGAAGCCGTTCGCACCGGCAACGCGCCGAGGACGAAACGAGAGCAAGCATCACCAGTAAGAGGACCCAGGGAGCCCGCGCTCTTCGAGCGTGTAGGCGTACGGGTCATACTCGCTTAGGTAGTACCTGCTCGGCCGTCTGTTCCTTCCCGGGCCAATCGCCGCCGGGGTCGGCATCATCTTCAGTCCCCGGCCGATCAGCGAGCAAACATCGACACCATCGTCGTACTTCCCGGCCGGGAAGCGGGTCAGTTGCCCGAGCAGCTCGGCTTTCCATGAGGCCTCCACCGGCACCATGACCTTGCCCATCGCAGCTAGCGCCTGAAATGACCTCGCCCGCGCGGTCTTCTCGGTTACCGACGGCAGCCACTCGATCCGGCAATAAGCCCGCCGTTCATTCAATCGGTGCGTCAGGTATGGCCTTACGGCCTTCTCGATCACGCCTTCTCACCAAACCAGCACAGCGGCTGATGCTTCAGGATCAGATCGCACTGGCGTTCCACCCAGTGTCGCTAACGGTCTGCCCACGCCACCAGTCGATGATGTAGACGGTCCCGAGCGGGTCGACCGCAAATATTCCGTGCTCGGTATAATCTCCGCCGCCGTCGGTGACCGCGTAGTCACTGGCCCCGTAGCACGTCACGCTATCGGGCAAATGAACAAAGGGCGCGAACCACTCGAGCTTGAAATATTCGCCTTCCTCGACCACTGGCCGCTGCTGGTAGAGCGCGTTCCAGGCACGGGGATCGCGCTTGGCGATCTCCACCATCTCGGCCGGAACCACTCAGGCCACAACCTCTCGCCTGGTTTGCGCCCCAGCGGATCGCCGGGCAGCGCTTCCATCGGAAGCTCGACGACGCGCCATTTGTTCGCTTCGCGATCCAGCAATCGGCCGCCGAGATCATCCTCGTGCCAGCGCGTCATGATGACGAGTTGGCTCGCGCCGGGTTTCAGCCGCGGGAGGAAATCATTGACGTACCATTGCCAGGCGGTCTCGCGGGCGCGCTGGCTATCAGCATCTTCGCGACCACGTACCGGATCATCGATAATCCCGAGATCAGCGCGGCGCCCGGTGATCGAACCGCCAACACCAGCCGCATAGTACTCTCCGCCCGCTTCGGTCTCCCACTCTCCGACCGATTTCCGATCGGCAGCGACACCGACGCCGAAGACGTTGCGGTGCGCCTCAGAGGCGACGAGATTGCGGACCCTTCTCCCGAATCGCTCGGCGAGTTCCTCGGTATGCGAGGCGGCGATTACCGAACCCTCGGGATGGCGACCCAGATACCATGCTGGAAAGATCACACTTGCGTAGGTCGATTTCGCACTGCCGGGCGGCATGTAAACCATCAACCGCGAGCACTCGCCACGCTCGACCGCCTCGAGCTCACCGATCAATAGCCGGTGATGCGTAGCCGGGACAAAGCCGAGCTGGTGGTAGTCAATGTACGCCTCGATGCTCCCCTTCGCCCCCCGCCTCCTCAGCAATTCCCGTGCTGCTAGCGATGGCGACAAGCTCGCCGTCGCTGAGGTCCCCCGAAAACCAGCTGGACATTGACCATTGCCTTCCCTGGGCGGCATGGCCTTGTGGCGATTTGTGGAACCTTCTCCCCGCCAGCCGTACCGTGAACCAAAGGCAAAAACGAGATCGGCTCCCTTCAGCCTCGACCCTCACCCACGCCCAGGATTTTGTCGTCGACTGGTGGGAACGGGCCTGGCCTGTCGACGACGTGCTCAAGCAAAGGTTCGTTCGAGAGGCTGCCGCAACCTTGCCGCTCGGAACAAATCCGTCCGCGACCGAGATCTTTGCCGGTCTGGAGTGGCGGAGGCTCCGCCTAGCCCAAGATCAGCAGGTAGAGGAATGGAGCGGCGTCAAGCAGGTTGGCCCACAATAGGAACAGGGTTGGTCGGGGGAGATGGCTTGGGGTAGGGTAGTGGGTGCGCGCGCGCAGTTTGGCGCGCTAGAACAATTTTTTGACGCGAATTATCAAGCAGGCTCTCTCGGCAACACCCCATTTGAGCGGCATGAAAAAGAAAACGCGAATATTGATATCCGGGGGAGAAGGCGACCGTGCGCCCTGCCGCCGCGACCACCCACGGAGCAAAAGGCAGATAGATCATGAAAAAACGATTCCTGTGTGCAGCTATGGCGATTGCGTACATCGCCCCGCTGCCGGCGTTGGCGCAATGGGGCCCGCCCCTGCCCTACATGGAGCAGCAATACGAGAACGAGCGGGTGCAACAGCAGCAGAACGACGCCTATGCACGTCAGCAGCAGTTCTACCGCGATTACAACGATGCACAAAACCGGGCCGCCGAGCAGCAGCAACGTGATGCCTATGAGCAGCGGCTGTTTCAGCTTGAGCAGCGGCAGCGCGATGACGAGTCCCAGCGGCAGATGGATGAGCAGCGCCAGCTTGACCGCGCCTTCATGGATGCCGCCCGCCCCCGCTATTGATAACCGCCCCACCTCGGCGCTTCGGTGCTTTGACCTGGAGCGCCTCGCCCCCCACTCCAGCATGATGCCGGGTCTTTGAACGGGTGGCTCTCGTGGCATCGTAAGCTGCCCACCGCCGGCGGCTCAGCGCCTGGAGTGCATCGGCGAAACTCTAATATCACCCGAAATGAGCGGCAAGGCGCTGTCGTTGCTTAAGGAGGCTGTGCCGGCGTTGCGCCGGGTCGCCGTCTTGTGGAACGCGGCCACGCGCAGTTCCCTGATCTCACTCGAGCTGGGGTCGATCCAGAACTCATTGCTGATGCTGGCCGCGGCGAGTTGGGAACAAGCGGCGATCCGGGCGGAACGCGCCACACGCGGCACTGATGCTTAACCAGGGGACCTTGGCTTCCTGCCAGTGGTGCGAAGGGCCGTTCCGGGCACGGCGGGGCGGCTCGCCGCAACGCTTCTGCTGCGCTGCGCACCGGACCGCGTTCTGGACCGCGCTGCGCCGCTGGGCAGAGCGCGCGGTTGCCGCCGGCGTGCTGAGTCTCGATCAGATCAGGGAGGACGCTCCGGAAGCGTGCACGCTTCTCCCAGGCGGGAAAGCCCCTGCAGTGCCACCCGAGCCGCCTGGCGAAGCTGCCGAGGACTCGCCGTTCACGGAGACGTGGGAATTCAGAGCGATGGTCGCGGAAGCCGTGACAGCCGCTCTCGTCAAAGCAATGCCGCGGATCATCGTCGCGGCGGTGACCGACCACACGTCGTAAGCTGCCCGCCGCTGGTTGCTCGACACCTGGAGCCCATCGGGGAATCTCGGGGTCGACCTTCCGATTTCGGCCGGCCATGCGATAATGGTCCATCGCCGCGGACGCAGCTGATCGCGGTGAGGCGCAGTTTGGCGCGCGAACACGGGGTCTCCCGCTCAGTCGGGCGGCCCACGGAATAAAACACCCATCAAAGGGTCCCAGGTGCCCATCGCTGATCTGCCGCATCGGCTTAATGGTCGGATCGGCAAGCGGCGCGCGCGGTTGCGGCGGCGCAATCACCGGTATGGTCAACCTCCTCCTGTCGACCGCGCCCAGGCGTTCGATCCGACCGGCGGCTCCACGACTCGGTTTCGGACGGGTTGGGATATGCCTTATCACCTACCGCTGCTGTGCGACTTAATTTCTTGTAAGACACGAGCCTGAAAATTGGCGATATGGGAAGAAGGCAGGTAAATCCGATGCCGCCGACCCGCACTATCCATCAGCCTGAAAGGTCCAATGAAATTTTTCTTGCTTCGCAGAGCAGGTTCAATATCAACCAAGCAATTGTCCTCATTGTTGAAAATTTCGATTGCCAGATCAGGATTTCGCGAAGCCAAGTGCCAAAAGCGTGCCGTCTTACTTAACCAAAATCGAAAGATTAATTGGCCAATAAGGACCGCTCCGACGGCTGCGATCGCCCAATTCATCAGAGTGCGACCCCAACGTGCTGCGGCTGCCCGTAGGCGGCTGGCGGCAACCGAGTAAGGCTCGCCACCTCAGGCGCAAAAAGGAAGCCGCCGCTCATAACCAGCGACCATAACTCTTTTACCAAGGGACGGATCGACGGGAACATCTCAGCCCGCAAGGTTGCGACCCACATGATTGTACCCGGCGCTTCGGTTTGTCGGCCCGCAGCTTGAAGCTGGATAACAGCTTCAGTTAGTTCCCAGATCAGAGTGGGACGGGAGGCCAGTGCTGCATGAGGCCGGAGCAGATCGATTTTGCCATTGGTGTCAGCGTATAGACGGGAGGCCACATCCTCCGCCTGCACCATGGTCAGCGCCAGTGGCATGCCATCAACCTCCTTGATGCGAGCGAGGAAAGTTGACGTTTCGGTTGTCGCCCGATTGCGGTCGGATCTGCGGCAAAGCCAGTCGATGAAGCCAATGCGGCGCCAGGGCCTCATCAGCTCGTACCCGCTCATCATGCGGGGCTCGTGTCCCGCTTTCCGGTGTGTGCGGTTGATGGCGGCCACCATGCAGTCGGAACAGACCGACTCGCGCTGGCCAGTGGTGGCGCTACTGCTGGGGAGGCGTTCGGGGTTGAAGCAGAAGATCCGCCCGCACGAGATGCACGGGCCGCTATCGGTCATGAAAGTCATTGGCTGCGGCTCCTCGACCACGGCGTTGTTAGGTAAGCGAGATGGGGCGTTGCCGTGCTGCTCCGCTTGATAATTCGGGCCAAAAAATTGATAGCCCGCTCGGGGGGGCGCGCCCCGGCGATCGGAGAAATAAAACGTCCGCGAGCCCGATCACCCGGCGCTCCCGTTCCGAGAGACTTTGCGAGGCCAAGTTCGTTCGAGGCCGTGCCAGGCGTGGCAAGGCGGTCTAAATGTCGGCGTTCCCCGCCCGGTCGGAAGCGGCTGGGCAGCCTGAGGGCGACACCAAGGACCGGCCAGCTAAGCGCCTCGGATCGATCCGAGGCAGGGAACCTACGAGCAACCGGGGTGCCACTCGGAGGCACATCCGCCCCCGTTTCGGATGCGACTAGGGACCGATTAGGGACAAAACCTGGGTCTGACTAGTGCCCTCGCGTCCGCCGCTGTCCGGTCACATCTGGGGCCATCTATTCCGTATATTTTCCGTACTGTTGCCTTTAGGTGTCAGGGCGTCGGCTCTAAGTTACTGAATTTATTGGCGTCCCCTACCGGATTCGAACCGATGTTGCCGCCGTGAGAGGGCAATTCTCGTGTCCACTGGCGTCCGGCTGTGTTCTCTAACTGCTTGCCTTTCTTGACGGTGCGTCCGCTATTGTTCATATATGTTCACGCACGTCAACTGGACTAAACTGGACTCTAATGATGGCACGCCGGGTGCGAAGCGGCGAATTGGAAACACGCTCATCCCGGCTAAGGCTGCCGGTCACATCAAAACCAGTGTTCGCGAAGATCGGCGTAGGAATCGGCCTGGGCTATCGCCGGAATGCGACAGCCGGAAGCTGGGTGGTGCGGCTTGCCGATGGCAAAGGGGGATACCGGACCGACACGATCGCAACGGCCGATGATCATGACGAAGCTGACGGCAGGGGAGTGCTCACTTTTTGGCAGGCGCAGGATCGCACCCGCGCGATGGCTCAAAATGGCCATGACAGCATTGCCATGATGAATGATCCGGCCACGATCGCCCGAGCGCTCGATGAATATGAGCGTGATCTTAGGTTTCGTGGCGGCGATATCGGTAACGTCACACGCGTGAGGGCGAATCTTCCTGATGCACTGGCAAAAAAGAGTGTCGCTCTTTTGACTGCGCGAGATCTCCGGGCGTGGCAAGATAGGCTCGCGAGCGAACTTGCTCCGGCGACGGTCAACCGGACTGCCAACGCGCTCAAGGCCGCGCTCAATCTCGCTGCCGATCACGACGAACGAATCACCGGCCGGCGTGCATGGGAAACCGGGCTGGCTTCAATTCACGACGCTGAGGAATCTCGCAACGTCATCCTACCGGAGGCAGATATCCGCACGATCATCGCGAAGGCGGCTGATCAAAGCGCCGAGTTCAAGCTGCTGGTCGAAACAGCTGCAATAACGGGGGCGCGGGTGAGCCAGATCGCCCGGTTAGAGGTGCAAGACCTGCAAGATGGCCGCGGCGATCCTCGCCTGATGATGCCGGGCTCGCGCAAAGGCCGCGGGCAGAAGAAGATTTCCCGGCGGCCCGTGCCGATTCCCACTTCGCTGGCCGTGAAGCTGCACGATGCCGCCAAGGGCCGGGCACCCACTTCCCCGTTACTGACGAAGCCCAGAGGGGATCAGTGGAAGAAGTCAGACCACTCTCGACTGTTCGCAAGGGCAGCACAGTCCGCTGGTCTCTGTCCTGATGAGGTGACCATTTATGCGCTGCGCCATTCGAGTATCGTCTGGCAATTGCTCGCCGGGGTACCCGTCCGCGTTGTCGCGGTCAATCACGACACTTCCGTGACCATGATTGAGCGGACCTATTCCAGATACATCGGCGACCATGCCGATGCTCTCGTTCGCCGCGTGTTGCGGGACTTTGCTGTGATGCCTGACGATAACGTGGTGCCGATTACCGCGGCGCGGTAGCGTCGCGGTGCGCCACGGCCCACGGGAGTTGAAAAGGCGCGAGCGCTTCCGTTCGATTCAAAACTTTTGGACAGCGGCGGATGCCGAGGAACGCTGCTGGATTGACATGTAACGCGCTGCGTCATATCTGGTCCGGGTAATTCGGTCGTTCAAAAACAAGCGCACCGAGGCGCTTTTCCGCGGCGACACGGTGGGGTCCAGGCAATCAGAACTGTGGCAATCTGCAAGCTCGACACGCTCAACGTCGCGACGCGACTTGCAGACCTGCGGGCGCTCCGGGCAATCGCCTGGAAATTCTGGCCCGTGACCGACGTGGCCAGCACTCGGTCCGAATCAACGATCGATCAGTGACACATTCTCTTTGTATGGAGCGAGGGGCGAACTGGTCGAGATCGTTGATTATTACTGAGGGCTTAGCCAATTCCGCGCGTTCGTACCGCCCGCCAGGTTCTCCGCGAAGAGTTCATGAAGCCGCTCTGCCTGTCGGCGAATGCGCTGGCGCTCGCGCTGCGCGTTCCCGGCACGCGGATCGGCGACATTCTCCGCACCGACAAGCCGCGGGCCGCCAGCGCCGATACCGCGATCCGTCTCGCCCGCTATTTCGGCACCTCGCCCGAGTTCTGGCTGAACCTGCAATCCGCCTATGATCTGTCGCTCGCTCTTGCCGAGCACGGCCCGGCGATCGAGCGCGACGTCCACCCCCGCGAGGAGACGGCGGCCTGATCGCTCCAGGATGGAGAAAATGGGCTAGCTGTCCCCGATCGTTGTCAGCGTTGCAGTTGGTTCACCGCTTGCAAAACACGGCGCACGCGACGTTCGGCGCTCCCCTGCGGAGCGACCACCGGAGGCGTAGACATGGCTCCCCCGACCCTGTGGATATGGAACCAGGCGCTCGCTTGGTGTCTCCGCCGCAATCTGGCGTGGGCGGCAAATCCGCCCTGGCGCCCGAGTGTGGCAGCGCGCTATCCGAAGCCGGACTCCGACGGGAATTATCCGGCAGTGTACAGCACGGTTGCGGAGTTTCAGCGCGCCGTCAATGACGGCTTCCTGACCCAGCCCGAACCTGGCCTGTTCGACGCCGTGCAAGTGATGCGCGTCTTCCCAGGGCCCGACCAGATCCCTGCGGAGGCCGCCGAGCCGAATGCCGCGCACGCCAAGGAGCAAGAGCTACCGCCCGGCAAGACGAGTGCAGCCGCGACCCCTGCTCCAGACCAGACCACTGACGGTAGCGAAAACCCGGTCACGAGTGTAACTGGCGAAGACAAGGGCGAGCTTAAACCGGCCGAAACGCCTGATCTCATAAACGAAGTCACATTAAAAACAGTCCGGCCGTTCGACTGTAAAGACCTAGCGCGCATCAGAGAGGGTATAGAGCTTTTCCGCACCGGCAAAGCTCGTACGGCAAACAACGCTGCCGCCATTATTGCGAAGCGCGATAATCCCGGCGATGAACGTGGTGCCAATGCCCTGCGAGATCGACTGGGACGGCATATTCGACAAGTCTTGAAGGCGCTAAACCCGCATTCCTAGCGCCGAATTTGAGGGTCCTCGCGGCGGTTAGGGGTTAGAATTCAGCATCTTGTGGGGGATCGATTGGGTTGGGAATGGGGGGACCCAACGGGTGAAACGGACGGGGGCGCGATGCGGCTCGATTTCGAACCGTCGCGTGCAGATGCAATTTCGCGGTTCGGCGATCACCTCCGAACCCGGTTTGCTGCCTTACCGCGAGCTGGATGATGCGCTGGGTCTGACCGACACGGGTGCCGGTATGCTGGCCGACGCACGCACTGGCAAGAACGGTCGGCACCGGCTGGCCGGCTTGCTGCGGCAATCGGTGTTCGGACGGCTGGCCGGCTATGGGGACGTGAACAACGCCGAAAGACTGTGCCGCGACCCGGCGATGCGCTGGGTGGTCGGCGACCGGGCGATCACCGGAGCTGCCGCCTCGGCGAGCCAGATGGGTCGCTTCGAGACGAAGTGGCTCTGCCGGCCCGAGAACCTTGCCGTTCTCGCTGATTTGCCCGGCCGGTGTATTGACACTTAAGTAGCACCAGATCCCCAAAACTTCCCCAAAACTTCCCCAAAACTTCCCCAAAACTTCCCCAAAACTTCCCCAAATATTTCGCAAGACTTATTGTCGTAGGTTCTCTAAATCACCGCCTGTGACGCGTACGAGCACAGGCGGTATTTACAAATGATCAACTCTCTCAGCGCCGAGGCAATAAATGAGCCCTGGCGCCCGCATCCCGAGCTTGCCAGGATCAGCTATGACGACCCGGAGCTGGCAGTAATCCTGCGCGGTATCACACGGCCTGTCATCCCGATGGGTGAGGTTGTCAAGGATGGTCCTTTCGGCAGAACAGCTGCCTATCAGCACGCTGCCCCCTACGATGAGGGCATAGATAGCGATAGTCCTAATAGCGCCGCCGAATTACGAGGGCTGTTAAAGACCTGGGTGGCGTGCGGCCGCCGGTTTTCCTACGCATTAGACTTTGCACGATACCTGCTTGTACTGAAGCGCATTGGCGATGCGGCGCAGCCCAAAGCGCGACTGAGTGAGCGTCAGCGCAATAGCCCTATCGCCTAAACCGACGAGAACCCGGGGTATTTAACATGCAGATCCAGGATTTCAAATATCGCCCCGCCACCGTCGCGCCGCGGGCGAGGCGGGATTTGCGGATCCCGTTCGGACCCGGTGATGACCGCCCTGCCGCCCGCCTTCACCCCGGAAGCTCCAGCGCAGCCGAAGCCGCCAAGACCACGGCGGGCGAAAGCAAGCACCGAGCGCCTGCTCGATGATGAGATACCGTGGTGAGGCATCCAGACATGGCTAAGCCCAACGGAGCAGCGGTAGAGACCGCAGCCATCCCCCTCAAGCCGGACTTCAGTGATCGAGATGACGTGTTTGAACGTGTTATGGCCTGCGCGCACGACCCCAACAGCTTCGGCATCGCGGAGGTTCCGGTCGAAGTTTCAATCAGATTCGAGCGGCCGCGCAAACAGGACTGGGTCCGCTGTCATCCAGATCGTGATCGGACAATCGGCTTCGATTGTCTGAAAGATGACAAGAGCGGCAAGCTCTATATCGTCACACCAGCAATTCGGAGCCTAATCGCGACGCAAGCTCGCACGTACCATGTGCGGCAGGCGGTCACCTACGATCGGGTAAGTTATCTGTGGCCGGTGCCAGTAGACCCACCCTCCGAAATCAACCTCGCTCATCTCAATGCGCAACAACTTGCGCTATCGCAGTGGGTACGGCTCGAATGGGACGGCAAGACCTATAAGGCCTATAACCCTCAAGGCGAGCTTGGCGACCCCGAGTGGCCGCCTTCGACCTTCAAGGAGTTGCTCGCTCTTCAGTGATGAGGAGCACCCGCTCATCAAACGGATCCTGGGCCGCGTTTAAGGGCATACGATGTTCGGGTTCGGTCAGGTCTGGTGCTGCGACTTCGAATTCAGCACTGGACCGACCGGACGCCCGAATGTCGTCTGCATGGTGGCGCGAGAAAGCCACAGCGAGTGCCAAATTCGTCTCTGGAAGCGCGAGCTGCATAATCTGGGCGCTGCCCCGTTCGACACTGGAGCCAATAGCCTCTTCGTGACCTATTCGGCGGGTGCCGAAATCAGCTGCTTTGTCGAATTGGGATGGCGTATCCCTTTAAATATATTAGATCTTTACGCAGAATATTTGGCTCTGACCAATGGCCGCAGATCCAAAGGGTCGGGCACTGGGTTACTGCTCGCAATGGACCATTACGGCCTCGGGCACCTGGCACCCGCAGAGAAAGACGCGATGCGGGCACTGGCAATGCGTGGTGGCCCGTGGACAGTAGAAGAGCAGCGCGATTTATCGGATTACTGCGCAGAGGACGTCGACGCTCTATGCCGACTGCTGCCGGCAATGGAGCCGGAACTGGCGGGCCGCCCGAAAAGCGAATGGCTGTTGCGAGGGGCCTATATGGCCGCCATTCAATGCGTCGAGATGAGTGGTATACCGATTGACACGCCGATGCTGGAGCGCATTCGTGCCGAGCGATTGCAAATTATCAGTCGTCTCGTCGAGCGTCTCGAAGAGCGGCACCATTATGGCGTATTTGATGGTGTGCACTGGCGGCAGGGTGCATTCCGTGTCCTGACCAGGAAGTGGGGAATAAGGTGGCCAAGTACTTCGTCGGGTCTGCCTGCGATCAGGGACGACGTATTTCTGGCGATGATCGCCACCCACCCACACCTGCCAATCCGGCCGCTCTATGAATGCCGCCGCTCGATCGAGTTGCTATCAAAATTCGAGATCACCGCAGCCCCGGACGGCCGGAGCCGGTGCTGGTTGGCGCCGCTGCGTTCAGAGAGCGGGAGAAACCAACCGTCGAACTCCAGATATATTTTTGGCGCCCCGAGTTGGCTGCGGCATCTGATCAAACCAGCAGACGGCTATGGGATTGCCTATTTAGACTGGAGCGCACAAGAGGTGGCGATCGCCGCCGGATTGTCGGGTGATACCCGGCTTATCGAGGACTACCTCGCAGGCGACATCTACATCCAGATCGCGATCGCCCTCGGCTTGGCGCCACCGGGAGCGACCAAGGCGACGCATCCGCAAGAACGTGACCGCTGCAAACCGATCTTGCTCGGCGCTAATTATGGTCAAACACCCTACGGTCTCTCGCGGAAACTGCGGTGCAGCATCGAAGAAGCCAAGGATCTGCACGCAACATTTGCGCGGACTTATCCGCGGTTTCACTCTTGGCGGCAAAGCATGGTCAACGGCGCGGCCCGACCGTCGGTCTACCGGACGCGACTCGGCTGGCCGTGGTGGAGCGGTCGCTGCTCGAACATTCGCACCGTGATGAACCATCCCGCGCAAGCTCATGGCGGTGATATGATGCGGTTGGCGACGGTCGCCGCGGTCGAGGCCGGGATCGAGGTCTGCGCCACTGTCCATGATGCGGTGCTGATTGCCGCTCCCCTCGAAAGGCTGGACGAAGACATTGCCCGCACGCTCACTATCATGCGGCGAGCCGGAGAGCGGGTTGCCGGCATCCCGGTGCGGGCTGGATGTGAGACTGTGGCGCGGTGGCCGGATCGGTTTATTCCCGACCGGGGAGGCAGCACCTGGGCATTGGTGCAGCAAGTTTTGGCGGAGATCAAGGATGACAGAGACCGTGCTCGATCTAATCCTGAAATCGGCGCGGCCATTACCGGAGGTGTCGGGGCAGAAATCGTCACCGACAGCGGAGCGTGAGGCCGAGGACCAGCCGGAACGCCAGCCGCCGGTCAAAGTCACCCGCGAGCCGTTCGCCAAGGTGGAGCTGAGCTGGTTGACCACTTACCGCTCGGTCCTGGGCAGGGTGTACAGCGCGCGCTCACGCTTATGGCACTACCTGCTGATCAAGACCCGGCACGGACAGCGGCAGACACGGGTCACGAACGATGACGCCGCCGAGCTCGGGCTGACCAAGCAGAGCAAGATGCGGGAACTACGCTGCTTAGAAAAGGCTGGCTTGATCGCAACACATATGAACGGCAATCGGGCACCTTTGGTCAGCGTCCTACTCCCGAACACGAATGATGTCACTAAAGCGATCCCACCGAACAGGAATGATGTCGATTTCGAGCAAGAATGATGTCGTCTTTCCCTATATATTATATCTAGTATCTACAGAAGAATCAGAGTCGTCGGAATCGTCGGAGTCAGAGTCGTCAGAGGATGACGATTCCGCTTACGGGGAGGAATCATCCTAGTTGGAGGGATGGACGATCGGCTAAGCCTTTACCTCTGCCGGGGGAGGAAATTCGGCTTGAAATAAATCAAGTGAAAATTCAAGTAAGAGGCTATGGACTTTGGACATGGTGGCAAACGTGCTGGTGCATCCCTGCGTGACGCCCACATTTTCTTACCGTAAAAAGCGTCCGCGTCGCATCTTTCGTTCTGTTTTAGAACCGTCCGCGTCGCATCTTTCGTTCTGTTTTAGAACACCGATAGAGGGCAGACCTTGCCGTTCACGAAGGGACGAACAAAAACCGGCGGCCGACAGAAGGGCGTCGCCAACAAGCGGACCCAGCAGTTCCAGGCGGCCGTCGCCGACAGCGGGCTGACGCCGCTCCAATACATGCTGGCGGTACCGCGCGACGAGACCGCAGATCCTGAACGGCGCGACGAGATGGCCAAAGCAGCTGCGCCTTACATCCACCCGCGCCTTGCCAGCATCGAAGCCAGCCACAGGATAAAATCAGATGTTCGGGACCTCAGCGACGCCGAGCTTATCGCCATCGCAAGCAGCACAGGAATTGCTGAGGAGACGGGGGGCGAAGGGGAGCATCGAGGCGTACATTGACTACCAGCAGCTCGGCTTTGTCCCGGCTACGCATCACCGGCTATTGATCGGGGAGCTAGAGGCGGTCGAGCGCGGTGAGTGCCCGCGGTTGATGGTTTACATGCCGCCCGGCAGTGCGAAATCGACCTACGCAAGTATGATCTTTCCAGCATGGTATCTGGGTCGCCATCCTGAGGGTTCGGTAATCGCCGCCTCGCATACCGGGGAACTCGCCGAGCGGTTCGGGAGAAGGGTCCGCAATCTCGAGTGCCGGCATCGCGCCGACGGGCTCCAGGTGTCGAAGCTACCGGCGGCGGGCAGCTCACGATGTGTGGCCTGTCAGAGCCGCGACGATGATCCGCGGTATCGCTTTGACGAGCGCGGCTGTCACGGCTTCCGCGACCATCGCTCTGAATTCCCACGTTTCGGTGAAAGGCGAGGACTCCGCAGCTTCGCCAGGCGGCTCCGGTGGCGCCACAGGGGCCGATTGTCCTCCGGCCGAGTGCCCTGCGGTGGGTGCCTGCGCTTCCGCGCCTGGCAGCAACGCGCGCGTTGTCGGATAGCCATTTCGAACGTCGTGCACCCTCAGAGCACCCGACGCCAGCGCCCCGGCGATCCAGCGCCGGCCAGCGGCATCAAGCGCGCGGCGGCAAGCTGGGCGACAGAACCGCTGCGCCTTACCCCCATCGTTTCGCCGTTTAAAGCGACTGCCGCACCACAGGCAGCGGCCACTCGCTTCGGTCATCAGGCCCGCAGAAGCCTCTGAACCTGGACCGCCTGCCACCTGCCGCCGCGCGTCGTGGGAATGCCGCGCTCATTCAGCGCCTTCGCAATTCCCGCCGCACTCGTAACGCCTTCCGCCCGGATAGCCTCGACTACGGGCATGAGGTCGGCGGTGCGGGATGCAGCCTTCGCCTGCCGTGTCTCGGCCGCCCTCTGCCGTCCCAACTCGGCATTCTTGAGGTTCTCCGCAGGGCCGCCGAGCTTGATACCCCGCGCCTTCGCAGCAGCCAGAGCGGCCTTGGTCCGCTCCGAAATCGCCCGCCGCTCCTCCTCGGCGACCATCGCCATGATGCCAACGGTAAGCCTGTTCGCGTTCGGCATGTCGGCGGCAGCGAAGGCGATCCCGGAGCGTTGCAGCCCTAGCAGGAAGTGCGCATCGCGGGCGAGGCGATCGAGCTTCGCGATCACCAAAGTCGCCTTGCGCACACGGCATTCGGCCAGCGCCCGGGCGAGCTCCGGGCGATCGTCGCGCTTGCCGCTCTCGACTTCGACAAACTCCGCCAGCGGCGAGACGTTGAAGCCGGCAAGGTAGCGGGCGACCGCGGCACGTTGCGCCTCGATGCCGAGCCCCGAGCGGCCTTGCTTGTCGGTCGAAACCCGAAGGTAGGAAACGAAGCTGCTGCCCTTGCTCATGCCCTCAATCCTGATTACGAACGGCCTAACGAGTGTTTGGCGTAACGTAAGAGGATGCTCGAGCTTGATCAAGAGCGAATGACCGGCGAGTGACCCACGCTGTCGAATGATTTTGCTCCCTCAATGTAACGACGGTGTTGGGAGTTCTGGATCGACCTTGGCTCGGACTCGATCGAGATAGCCCTTGATTGATCTGATATAGGCGGCGAGCTCGTCATCGGTCATTTCTTCCGGTGGCTTGGGCTTCATGCTGATGGTCAGCGGTAGGACTTTGCCGACCAAGGCCATGAATGCCACCGGCTGATCCTTTGCGCGAGCGGCCAAGTAGGCTTGCCCGCCATTATCGGCGAGAGCCCCGAGGATCATGTCCTTGAGCTCGACGGTGATTTTATCGCGAGCCCCGACTTTGCGACCGCCGGTTTTGGCCCTGCCTTTCTGGAATTTCATGCGGCACCACGTTGATCAGGGAGCGATGCCTCTAAAGCGGCTCTAACGTAGAGCAACCCGAGGGCGATGATCGTCATCTACCACTCGGACCAATTCGGCGTCGAGAAGTGACGCGGTCACGGTTCCGGTCGAGGCGCTGTCGCAAGTCTGCAATGGTCGCCCGCAGCCCGATGATGTGCGGTCTGCCGGACATGGCCGCTCCCAAGC